AGTGCGTATATAAGCATGTCGTCAGCCGTCCGTTCTTCTAGACCATCATTTATTTCTGGTGAGTTTGAAGTTGTGCGATATGCAGAGTTCTTGGCTAAAGAATATGCTAAGGCTTTGGCCCAGGCTATTAAAGAAAGCACTAAAGAAGAAACGCTTGCATTGCAAAAAAGAGCCAAACACTCTAAAACGGATTGGGCTAAAGTTTCTGATAGTTTAGAAGTTGTATACAACGAAAGCACTGGAAATATTGATTACGGAATACCTGGAAACGATGAAAAGGCTCGTCTTGCTACAGACCTTGAATACGGTGTTCTTACAAAAATTGCCCCACAGCCGCTTCTTCGTTCACAAGTTTTAAATACCCAAACAGAACTTAGCAACAAAATTGCTGATAAAGTTCACTCTAAATTAACGGCAAAATACCGATGAGTAGAACTGGTTTGCTCCTTGCCGAAGATGAGGCTCTTAAAATGCTGTTTGCAGGAATGACTGTTCCTGACGATAGAAACAACGCACGTCCAGTAGAAGTCTTTTTTAGATATCCAGAAGGTGAAACAGAGCGTTCCTATCCGTTTATTACTTTGGAACACATTGATATTATCCATGCTAGAAACAGGCAACATTCAGAATCGGATATTTACTACAGAACTGGTGCAGGAACCGCACCCGCTATTCCAACAGGTTCCGCAAATCGCATGGACTATTGGCCTAGCGTGTCTACTAATTTCAATTTTAAAACAAACAAAGACAGTTACGCTTATTTAAGGGCAAATGAACACGTTCCTGTTGATTTGCTTTATCAAATTTCTACGTTTGCACGAGCGGCCTTACATGACAGGTATTTAACTGCAAAAATGTTGACCGAAATATTTCCTTGGCGAAAAGGCTTTATTGATATTGGCGCAGACGGAACCATTAGGCGTTTAGACCTATTGGATTGGACCACAGCAGACCTTCTTGACCCAGAGGCTGGATATCGCAAACGTATTTTCCGAAAAGTTTACACCGTACAAATGACGGCTGAAATACCGTCATCTGCTATTGTGGGCGACCAGGCTGTTGCCACTGTTGTTGGCGGCGTTGAGCGAATCAATACCGTCAGTGGAAGCGTATACAAATTGGATACTAATTCTAAAGAATCGTTTTCTTCATGAAAACTGTGTCACGATTTAAGGCATAATAATGTGTAAGGTTTTAATATATAAGGTATACTTTTATTAAGGAGTAATCCACAATGGCATTTCAAAGACCTGGCGTCTATGTTTCAGAAGGCGCCTTTCAAACAATAGCGGCTGTAGGCTCTGAGACGGTATCTGCTGGCTTTATTGCAACTGCACCGCGTGGCCCAATTGTGCCGACCAGAGTAACGTCATGGACGGCGTATAAGTCGCTGTATGGCGACATTGAGGACGCTTTTGACCTTCCATATGCGGTGTATCACTATTTTGCAAATGGTGGTCGCAATGCATATGTTTCTCGTGTATATGATGTTTCTCACGCCGCTTCTGCATCAGCAAACTGTGCTGGAACAGTAAACGGTGGAAGTTCTACCACTGTATTTAAAGTTAGTGCTGCAAGTCCTGGTGTCTGGGGAAACAGTCTTACGGTATCTGTAACTGCTGGATTGATTACTGGCAATGAACCTACTTTTAATTTGATTGTTAAATTGAGCGATACAGAAGTTGAGCGTTGGAACGAAGTAAGTCTTGATTTAGACTCCAATCGTTACCTAGGAACGGTAGTAAATACTTATTCTACTTACATTACAGTTTCGTCTATTGCTACATATTCCTCTGCCTTTACCGTCACAGCAGTTTCTGACTCTGCTTTGTCAGGCGGTTCAAATGGTGCCAGCATTGCCAACGTAGATTACGAAACCGCGATAAATGCGTTTGATTCAGTTAATGAAGAATTAGTTCTCAACTTGGTCAACAAAACAACTGCGGCAGTTGTCAACTATGCATTAGCATACGCTGAAACTCGTGGAGATTGCTTTGTAGTAATTGACCCAGCATCTGTTGCCTCAGGTGCGGATGCAATTAATGAAGTTTCTGGTTACACTGCTTCTTCATACGGTGCTGTATATTATCCACAACTTAAAATGGTTGACCCATCAAAAACTGGTGTCGGTGCAATTCGCAACACCGCGCCTGGTGGGGCTATTCTGGGATTGTATGCACGAGTTGAAGCAGAACGAACGGTTGCAAAAGCACCCGCTGGTTATGCGTATGATATTCGCAATGCGTTTGGCCTTGTAACTTCATTTACCGAACTAGAACAAGGAACAATGTACGATGCGCACGTAAACACTTTGAAAGCAATTCCTGGCGCTGGAATTGTTATTAATGGTGCTCGCACTTTGAAAAAAACAGATATCACAAAGTATGTTCCGACACGTCGTAGCCTTAATTATGTTAAGGCTCAATTAAAGATTCTTACAGCCTTTGCGGTATTTGAACCAAACAACGAGCGTCTTTGGACGACAATTCAAATGCGTCTGGCCAAATTTCTTGCTGATTTTTGGAGTGCAGGAGGTCTTAAGGGTCGTAACACAAAAGAAGCGTTTTATATATTGTGCGATGAAACAAACAATACACAAAACACGATTGAAAACGGTCAAGTTCGTATAGAGGTCGGGGTTGCATTGCAAACTCCCGCCGAATTCATTATCATTGAAGTTAGCCAATTTGTTGGCGGAACAAATCTGAACGAGACTGTTTAAGGAGAAATAAATGCCTATTTCACAACGTACCGACCCACTTCGTAATTTTAAATTTCAAATAATTATTGAGAGTGCACCCGATTTAAACACGCATACTGGGGGCCTTGGTGGTCTTGGTTTTGCTGAAATGTCGGGTTTGAGCGTCACTAATGAATTGATTGCTTACCGTGAAGGTGGCATGAACACACACCCACACAAGATGGTTGGTCAATCAGACTTCCCACCAGTTTCGTTTAGCCGTGGTGTTTTTGCAAACCAAGCGCAGATGTGGAAATGGCAAACATTTATGCACTCATGGCAACAGGGAAACCCGTCATCTGGAAGCACTGGTTTGCGTGTACCAAGCGGTAGCAATGACTACCGTTGCGATATTCTTGTATATGTATACGACCACCCTTACACTCGTAACGATAATATTGGTGGTTCATACCAAGCAACTGACCTACCTCTAACAGAGACAAAACCAGGTAAAAAACAATTGGGATTTAAGTTGTTTAATTGCTGGCCTGGTGTCTTTGCAATGAACGGCCTTAACGCTGGTGACAACGGCCTTTTGATTCAACAAATGACCATACATCATGAAGGTTTCCAAATTGCGTTTACCAGTGAAGAACTCACAGCAATCGCTCAATCTCGTTAGTTAATTTAATAGTTTACAATTTAAGGAGCATTATATGTCTACTGACCTTTCATCTCAAGCCGCAACCTTAAACCAGGCGCTTCAAGACCCTGCGCCAAAAATGGACTATCCAACGAGTTTGAAGGTTGACCTTTTTCGTGGTCTGTGTGCACCTGACTCAGGAGAATGGTATACAACCGCAACTGTTCGTGAACTTAACGGAGAAGATGAGGAAGCCCTTTCTGCATTTGACGTTCAAAAAAACGTTACTTATTCGGAGTATATGACCCATCTTTTAAAACGTGGGGTTGTAACAATTGGAAATATTGAAGTAAAAGGCAGAGCAGAAATTATTGACGAGTTAATCGTTGGTGACAGAGATGCTCTGTTCTTGGGAGTCTTAAAAGCAACTTATGGTCGTTATCGTGAGTTCCAAGTAACCTGTCGCGAGTGTGATGGAGACAACGACATTACTATGGATTTAGACAAGGATTTTAAAAGTGAGCCTGTAAAAGTAGACCTTCACAAGCCAATTAATGTAAAACTTAAAAACAACACCACAGTTCAATTACGCTACCCAACTGGTGGAGATAGCCAAAATGCTGGCAAACGCGGTAAAACTACGGCTGAACAAAACACTATTATCTTGTCACGATGTGCATTATTAGACGGTAAAACTACTATTGAAAAAGAGGCGTGGGCTAGAGGGTTGTCATTGGCTGACCGTAACAAGTTAATTAAAGCCCTCTTCTCGGCGCAACCAGGGCCTCGTATGGAAGAGGTGGAAACCCAATGCTCCCACTGTAATGCTAAGATAGTACTGGCATTAGATTGGGTCGCACTTTTATTTGGCTAATCTAGTCAGGATTTATTGGGAATACGAAGCGATTGCCTCTACGTATAGGGGTTTTGGTCTAAAAGACCTGAAAACTATGACGGTAAGACAACGAGCATACTGGTTCAGGATGTCTAGTTGGCGAAACTCCAGTGGAGGCTAATTAAATAATGGAAGAACCAAATCTTTCTGGTGGTTTAGGGGGAAGCCCTGCCGAAGGCGACGCCGCCAGTGCAATGGGCAACTCTGTTGTTAATTCACGTCTTAGCGTTGACCTTAGAATGCTTCAAGGTCTTAACAACGAACTTAAAACCTTAAACGAACATACTAAAAAAATTAAATCTAATTTTAAAGATTTAATTAAAAATACTAAAGATTTAACTGCAGAATTAAACAAAGCCGCTACTGCAATGGGCAAAATTAGTGGCAAATCTAGTTCTGGCTATATGGACACATCTAAAGGCATGCCAGCCGCCGCCGACCTCGGTGCAATGCGTGACATGCAATTGCAAAGTGTTGAGCGCATCTTGGGAGCGCTTGATAGTGGTGGCGACGGAGGTGGCGACGGAGGTACATCAAAAGGATTTGGAGCATTAATTGAAAACAGCAGATTTGGTAAGAAGTACAAAGCAATGCGTACGGGCATACAGGCTGCTAAAAAAAATCCCTATTTTGCTGCTGGCGGACAGTTCGCAGACATTGTTGGTGCAGGCGCTGACATCATTGACAGTCGTGTAGATAGAAACAGAGGATACGCCCTACCAGCAGACCGTTTAAGTGTTCAATTGCAACAACAGTATGGCATGAGTCAAATGGACGTAATGACACAGTTGCGTGCGCCTCTGCGTGGTCGTCGTTTAGGAATAGGTGGAATTAACGAATTACTTTCAATGCAGTCACGAATGGGAATTAGCGCGTCCCAACAAGCAGGCTCCGTTGAGGGTTTAAGAACATTGATGGGATTTGGTTTTAGTGCGGGTGATGTGACTGACTACATTGAGAGTCTGGGGCAGGCCGACACCGTAAACAGAATGTTTATGATGACTGGAACAAGTCTTTATGGTATTGGTGGACGACAAAAATCAGCAATGCAGGTAAACCAAGATTTAATTCAAAGGCTTGGATTAAATAACCGAGAACTTATTGCGGCTGGTCGTCAGTCTGGTTCTGTAGTTCGTCAACGGTTGCAAATGGCTGGACTTGATGAAGGTGCTCAAAATTTGTTGTTGCAATACGCAGAGTCAAACGTTAGTTTTGCTGAAAAAGGCGGCAAAGGTTTTTACGACCCGTCTAAAAAATCACACCGTGAGCGCATGGGGATTGAAGGGAATTATGCGACTCAAGCAGAGGAAACCGAGAGAACAACCGTAAACCGTGAAGAACAAATGTATAAGCGTCAGGCTGATAACTACGCTCAAATGGAACAAAATCTTCAGCGAGTGAACAAAGTTCTTGGACAATTTGAAGACCATTTGTCTTCTATTATTGGCATGCGCACGTCCACTCGTGGAATGTTTGGTGGACAAGGAATGAAACTCCTTGGTGGGGCAGCAATGCTTGCTGGTGGAATTATGTCGCTCTTTCCTGGCGCTCAAGCAGCAGGTGTTCCACTGATGATGTTTGGTGGTGGAATGATGACAAGGGGTGACGCCACTAGTGGAGGACTAACAAGCCCTGGACTTATTGCTTCAGAAAATCGCACCAAGAAACCTACAAATATAGTTGGCCTTTCTAAATTAAAGCCAGTTTTGCGTGACCCTCTTGCACAATTACTAGCAGACCGCCCTGGCATCTCAATTGGACAGGGTTACAGAAGTCCAGAAGACCAGAAAAAGATGTTCTTGGAACGCTATTACCGAACAAATGAAACAACAGATACATATTATGACGGTTCATATTGGCTGAAAAAACCAGGTGTTGCAATAGCGGCACCTCCTGGATTGTCATATCACGAAATTGGTTTGGCGGCTGACCTTGTGTTTGCGACAAGCGCTGACGCTCAATGGTTTAAGAATAATGCAAGTAAGTATGGTCTTGATGAATTTTCACGACATGGAGAACCGTGGCACGTGCAGTCAAAAGCCTATCCAGCAAGTCGTAGACAATATGAACAACAAGGTGCGCCATATGGAACAGATGAACGTACAGATACTAAATACGTAATTGGAACTAGTGGCAGGGCCACTGAAACTGGACCAGCGGGGCAAAGCACTAGTGATGTGGATTTCAATGCCGCACTTGTTCACCAAATGAGCATCGCTGAATCAATTGCACAATTTGCACAGGGTAGAACAACTACATTGTTGTATGGTAATGCCAGTGGCAACTCTGCAGGCGCTGGTGGTGGAAGAACAGGCGGCCCTGGTACGCATGGCGGTGGAAATATCAGCGGTGGCAAAGATTCTGACTATTTTGGCGTAGGTCCCTTTAAAAACGCAAGCCCAAAGAACATACCTCCTGGATTTTATTACAGAACAACGAAGATGTATGGTGGTTGGGGTTATTTTGTTCCTAAGGACTTTGATGATGCCGACATAAATGCACTGCTTCAAAATGAAACGGGTGGCAAATACAATGTAGGTGGTCCCTCAGTTACAACCTCGCACGGAAAGTTTTGGGGTGGCTTTAACATAAGCGACTATAACTGGAACCGTATTAAGAAAGGTCTTGCTGGCCTTTCTAAGGACCCAAAAGGATTGCGCGGAAGAATATACGATACTTCAGGGTGGGCCGAGCATGCAAACGATACAATAGAACATCAAAGGATAGGAGTTGAGTACCATCTTGATGAAATAATGGCACATGACGGTTATGAGGGAATTGTTAAAGGAACCGTTAGTTGGCCTGGTGTTGGTAAGTTGCCAGCGTATAACCTGGGGTCAGCCGTCCGTTCTTCCAGCACCAGTGGCGACCCTTCTGATGTAGGTTATAGTCCAACCAGACGAATTAGCGCGTCAACATCTTCTCCTGAAATTACAACTGGTTCAACAAATAACAACGTATTTAATATCAACCCTACTATAAACCTTACTAGCACTGGTTCTGTTCCTATAGATGCTGCTAAGTTAGCAAAAGAAGTAACCAAACTTATTGACCGCGAAGTAAAAATGAACCTTGTAAGGAGTTCATAAAATGCCAGACTTTACCGATTTTTCAAAAAAACAAATTGAATGGTCTTTAAAAGACGCTTGGAATGACGATTTTGAGAAGTATAAAACGCTTAAAGAACCCAGACTCGCCTCAAGAGAGAATTTCCCATTTGCTTATCCTGGGCCGTATTCCATAAATATTGGCGGAACTACGAAAAAAAAGATGCGACGTGGTTTTATGCGAAGCATCATAATGGACACCATGACTGCATCAAATGCTGGCATAAAGAACCCAGGATATTATCGTCTTAATTTTCAATTTAATCCAGAATATATTGAACGAAATGTACAAATGAGTATTGGGGCTGTAAACCCTTTGTTACAAAATCCAGCAAATTTAACTCAAGCAGTTCCTGGAACCGCTGTATTTAATTTTACTATGTTGTTTAACCGAGAAGCAGAGGTAGCGCAGTGGGATATGGTGAATGAGATTGATGCCATACGTCGTTCAGAACTAATTAATAATGCTGGCCTTTTGAGTAAGGTAGCAGAAGATTTACTAAGTGGTCCAGGTGAACTAGGTGTAATGCATGACCTTGGTATTTTTGACAGAATAATTGGTCAAGGTATTAGTAACGAATTAATAGACATAATAACGAAATATTCCGAAGCCCATCTCCAGAAGGTGAAGGATAAGCAGATAGAAGAAGGGAAAGAAGACTTTCTTCCACCGTTTAAGGAAGACGCCTTTAGACAGTCTGTTAATAAAAACATAGGAAACTTTGCTTTTTTAAACCCAATGCCTGTTCGTATTGTGTTTTCTGATTTGTTCATGGTTGAAGGATTGGTTGTTGGTTCTGCCGTTGCTTTTCAAAAATTTAGTGAAAATATGGTTCCAACAATTTGCCAAGTTAACTGTAACGTTCAGGCACTATATGTTGGGTTTGCAAAAAAAAATGCTTATTTAACCGACAGCCTTACATCTTGGGCAACAGGACTAAGAGTGGAATCTGAAGAAGAAAATAAAAAAGTACAAGCAGCACAAAATAACCTTAGAAATAGTTTAAAGGAAGTATACGTTGCTATAAATAATGACGGCAGGGTTAGTAATCAAAATTACTCGGCGGGTGCGGTGGCGGTGGAACGACTTCAGGTACCTGATTACAATGCAGACGGAATGAAAGTGTTTTTTAAACTTCTTCCTGCAACAACGTTTTATAGTGGAAATATTTCGCAGGACGCATATAGATATGTTACATTGCCTCAATGGTATAACGCTTTTGCCGCAGGAAGTGCACAGTTGGGAATAATGGTAGACAATAGCGGTGCTTTTAAAGGCATTGACGTGCAAAAACAATTTGGAGGAATAAATAAACCCCTACCAATTACGCTGTACCTTAGAACTTCTGATAAAGACTTTAATAACGTTTCATCAACCATTAGTGTGAAGATAATGGACACTGGGAAACGTCCTAACTTACCAACTGCTGTTCCGTCAAAAAATCCACTAAAACAATTATCAGCGACTCCTGCTACTGATGGAAAATGGGTAAAACTTGGCAAAGATGAAAACGGCCTGGAGAAAGAAACAAAGACTGCAACTGGGAAGATTTTATACACGTTTAAAAACACGTTTACAATTTTTCCTGACGCAGTAGCCGACAAGCACGAAACTATTGACGCTACTTCAAAATGCCAACTTCAAATAAGCATAACTTTTACCAAAATGATTGGTGACATACCTGCTTCGTATAAACCAAATGAGATGACACTTATTTATAATGACGTAAATTCTTTGCCGTTTTTTTACGATAAAAGTGCCTACCAAAGCAGCAATCTGGCACTTAAAAACAAAAGGATGTTATTTATCACCACAGGGTCAATAATTACAGACAGAAGGTAGGCAACCGACGAATATGGCATCCCGTTATTTTCCCGCTTTTTACACCAACGACAAAGAATCACGCACTATTTCAGAGCGTGTTTCTACCAAATCGCAACCATATATTACCCATGTGGTAAAAGACAATGAATCTTTTTCTTCGTTGGCTGCTATGTACTTAAACAACGAAAAACTTTATTGGTACATTGCCGACCAAAATCCTCAAGTTAGGTTTCCTGATTTAATCCCCGCTGGAACACTTGTTCGCATACCGTTGGCATGATTACCACCAATCTTTCTCCCCTTGGTATTACTTGGAACATTTCCATAGACGGAGTTCCGTTTAACAAAACCACGGTTCAATTAATACAAACATCTTTTGTTGAAAATCAACATGATTATCTGGTTGTAGAACTTGTGGGTGTTCCTTCTACATATGTTTCTGCGTATGTAGACAGGCCCATAAAAGTGTCTGTAAGGATTAACGGTGGAAAATCATTTGATTTTTGTGGTTATGTAATGCAAGTTGAAGGAATCTCTTCTACAAATGAAGGTGTTGTTAACAACAGTCCGTTCCAACTCCTTAAACTTATTTGTCTTGGTTCATCGCATTTGCTTCGCAGTAACAACACATTGGTTTGGGAAAACGTAACTTTAGAAAACATTGTCTCTGATATTGCCAATGATTTTAGATTGGGATATTCAATGCCGATTGACACCTACGTGTTCAAACGTCTTGTGCAGTCAGAAGAATCGTTGTGGAAACTTTTAGTAAAAGTATGCAACCAATTAGGCTATTCAATAACACTTACAAATTCCCACATACATATATGGGATAAAAATAAAGCATTGGCTCATCAACCTTCGTACACTATATTGCGTGGAGTAAAAGTTAAAAAAAACAACTACCAACCTTTACCAGGAGACATAATAAAATTAGAATCAACTCTTGGAACAGCCGATGTCAGGCAGCAATCAGGGAACAAAACTATTTCGTATATTGATGAACAAAATGTATTTGTTACTGTTGATAGTTCTCAATTATCAGAAACGTCTGGTTTTG